CAGCAATATTATTAGTCTTCTTACCATCTTTTTATTATCACTTATTTTTTTAATTGTTTACTAATCTAAACTATATACATTTTGTCTTTTCTTTTTCTTTTTTGTATTTTGTTTATTTATTTTAGCTTTTTCTTTTGCTTCTACAACAGCTTCAGCGTCACCTAAACCTAAACTCCAAGTTGTATAACCACTAAAAAACATTATTCTTTGGAAATTGGTATAGTCTTTATCAAGAGCATTACGCATGTTTATACTTTTTTGATAGAGTCTGTTTGCTGGAAAGTTTGTTAAGGCTTGTGTGTAGTTAGTTACAGAAGACCACATTGGATTATCAGCATCAAAAGTTTCCATTTCACTTATAACATTTTCATTATAGTTAAGTGTTTTTTCAGCATTAACAATCATTCTTGATTTAATACCAACAACCGGTGAAAAGTTTAACAACTCCATTAAAACTCCACTTTCATCTTTATTGTAACCTTTTTCTCTTTGTTCTTTCCATTTTCTAACAGCGTTTTTAAGCGTAGAAACTACAGCACCGTATATACCAGAACCTCTCAATATAGAATCTATAGTACCTTGTATAACTCTTTCTCTTTTCTTTAATATTTGATCTTCATCTTTTTCATCATCAAACATTATAGCAAACAAAGCTGTTTGTAAACTATAAAATAAAACGTTTTGTATACCACCATAATATAATATTTTAGATAAATTACCTAAGTTACTTTGTGCTTTGGTTGTATATGGCGGTGATATTCTACCTTTACCAATATCTAAAGCAGCTTTTTTAATTATTCTATTATACTGCGATGTAATGTTTTGAAAATTTAATATTAATTTACCTATCCAACTAGCTTGCTGCTGCGATGTCATATCAGGTCTTGAAGACTGCTGGGTTGACTGTGTTAAGTCTTGAAAATCTGTAAACGCTTTTGTTTCAGCTTCTTTTTGACTTAGACCATCTTTTATATACTTATTTACTCTGTTTCTATAAAAAGTAGCACCACCTGTAGCAATCGCAATATTATCACCAATTTGTGTAGGTAAAAACCCTAGTTTTAATAATCTACTTATAACAACTTTAGTTGGTTCTTTTGACCCTTTGACAGCTTGCGCAAGATCAGCACCGTTAATATCTGTACCAATACCACCACGTCTTTGCTTCAACATGTCAGAGTTAAATATAAATGCAAAATCTTTCCAATACTGTTTTTGATTAGCAAAAGCTTTAGCAGCTGCAAAAATATTGTTATCAGCAAAGTTAATATAGTTAACAATAGACATTTGCTGTAATATTGCAGATCTAACGTTAAAGAACATAACAGTACCAACAGAACCATTTAAATAATTCATTAGTTTGTTAACCGTAGCATGTTGACCTTTTGGCCTATTAACACCAGTTTTAATTCTATGAAGCATGTCTTCTAGCGCGCTTCTAAAATCAGCCCCATAACCAGCTTCAATTTTATTTAAGTTTTCTTCAGAAAATAATATTTCAGCATTTTCATTAAACTCTTTAAAATATTCTGCTCTACCAACTCTACCAGTAGCGTCTATTAAGTCTGTTTGTATATTACCACCTTCCCAGCCTTTACCAGGCTCTACATATGTATCTTGTTTTGATATTATATTAACTGTCTCAGCATATTCTCTGAGTTGAGAGTCATTCATAACTAACTCAACTAAATCAGATTTATCTATATCACTTAAACCTTCTATATTATAACCGTGTTTGTTCCATAAATAAATTCTTATAGCATCTTCAATAATAAAATCTCCGTCGGGTGTTTTCTTTCTAAGTTTCTTTTTAATATCTGGAAACTTTTTGTTAAGCGCTTTGTAATCATTAGCTATAGCTTGTTTAGCTGTATCTATCTCTCTATAAGCTCTATTTAAAGGTCTAATTAAAGCTTTTTCAAAAAAGTCTCTATGTCCATCACCTTGTTTGCCCTTACCCATAAAGTTATATAATAAACCTGTAAAATCTTCATGCGATGGTGGTATAAAAAACCTAAACTTACCTTTATTAGCACCACGTTTTCTAGCTTTTGTTTGCATAAAACGTTTTTCAGCTTCAATACCAGTTACTTCTTCTAGTATATTATTAAAGTCATCATTCATTGATTTACTAAACTTAACTTTAGCTTGAACAGATTTACCTTTTATGTCAAGTTGATCAAACATGTTTTTAACAGCTTGTACATTTTGTAAAGCATCATCTACAAAGTATATGTCATTATAACCTTTTTCTGCATACTTATCTAATATCCAAGTTGCTTTAGCTTCACCTGTACTATTACCTAACCCAGTAACGTTTTCTAAAGGTATGTTAACACCTTCTGATTGTAACCATTCGTGAATAGCAACCGCGCTTTCAGGTGCTCTAGCAGTGAGTATAAACACGTTTTTTGACCCGTACTTTTCTATTTGATTTTTCATTTTTTGTAACAACGGACCTGGTTTACCTTTTGTTACTTTGTTAAAATCAGTAAAATCAAACTCATAACCTTGCTCTTTTAAATTCTCACCAACAAGTGGCCACTCGTAAGATGGTATTTTTTCTGTTATATCATCTTTTTTAGCTATAACAAAATTTTCACTTATACCAACTGTTTCATCAAAGTCAAATATACTAGCACCATTTGATTTGGACATGTCAGATATAGATGCTTTAAATAAGTTTCTACCAGTACCTACTTCTTTTGTTAAACTTTCTTTTATTTTAAAGTTTTTATTTCCAGACTTATTTATTAAACTAATGTTTTGCTTATCAAAAAATACAGAGTTTATTTGAGGCTCTACTCTAATAGATACAGTCCTATGTGTTCCTGCTTTGTTTACTCGTCCAAAGTTTATTCTAGCGGTAAGTGGTATTAAAACTTTTTGATCTGAAAAATTATTTAAACCCTCTACTTGCATTATAGAGTTATTATCCATTAAAAACATACCAGCATTACCTATATCAATAGCATTACTAGTTCTAGAGCTACCGTCTTTACCTTTTTTCTGCATGTATGAATTAGCAAAATCACTTGTAGTTATAAAAAACTGTTTTCCGTGTATTTCTAACTGTAAACCTTTTTCTATTATTTTATTATAACCTTCTACACTTATTTGTAAGTTTTTAAATTTAGAATATGTAACTTCACTTGGTCCAACAAGCTTAATCATTTTTTCAAAAATTTTATTTGAAAATTCAATTAAAGATTTTTCTTGCTTGTTATAGTTTTCAGTTTCTTGTTTTTCAGCTGCTTTTTTACCTTTAACTAACCTTTTTACGTCTTGTTTATAGTTAAATGAAACGGAAACACCTCTAGCTGTATTTCCTTTTATTTCAATAGTAAATGCTGTTTTACCGTTTTTAGTAATTCTAATATCTGGATTATTATCTTTTTCTGAAAGATTTTCTACGTTGTAGCCTTGTTTATCTAAACCTAAGTTACTTAATATTTTTTCAGCTCTTTGTTTAGCTATTATTTCGTATTTTTTATAAGTACGAATTTTTGTTTTTCTTTTTTTACCGTTTTTAAAACGATCTAATTTATCTAGTTCCTCTTGACTTATAGCATCGTTTTCTTCCGTAAGTCTATTTAAAAATTCTTCTTGCGCTGCATATTTAGTTTCATTACTTATGTTTTTATTGTCATAGTATTTTTGCCAATTTTTACCACCAAAACCATCATTTTTGTCTTTACCAAATATTATATCTATACCTTGAACAACTTGTTCTTGGTTAATACTAAACTTAATATTAGGATTTCTACCTATTTCAGTAGCTAAAACTTGTAAATTATCTTTAGCCAAAGTCTCACCTTTTAATCCAGCCAAGTCCGCTCTACGCTGCATAACATCAGGCTCTTGAGCAACTTGCATTGTTGCATCGTAAGACAGTGCGCCAGCCATATATTTCGCTAATTGATCTTTTCTAGTACCACGTTTACCAGATCTTTGTTTAGTAACAGGATTAAAAGCAGGTATATCAAAAAATGACATAAAACTAGCTTCTGATACATTTTTCTTTTCATACAAGCTAACAGCCGTGCCTTTATCTATAATATTTAAAGCCTCGGGTGGTAATAATTTTTGATTAACCGCATCTTGCACTTCTTGTTTCGATGTGAGTTTTTTAACAAATTTAGTAAACACTCTTTCATCTTGTGGTACGTTTCTTTCTAGCTGCACTAAATCAGAAGTAAACATAACTTTCATTATAGGCTCTCTAAACTTTTTTAAGTTGTTAACATAATCTTTAGTTCCTAAAAAGTTTTTAACTGTTTTGAATAAATATACATTAGCCTCGTCTCTTAGTTTTCTTTGTATATTTCTAACTGATGTACCAGCTTCATAAGCTCTTAATAAAGCTTTACGAGCACCATCTAAAACTTCGTTATATATTTTACTATCGGTTTCAATGCCTATAGCTTTTCTAAATTCAGACTCTTTCTGTATTTTTGGTTTTGCTTTTTCTGCAGCTTTTCTAGCTTGTGCAGCAGGTGATATATCTTCTGTTTCTAACGCTTCTAATGTAGGATCTACTTCTGCAGCAACTTGTACTTTAACTTCACCTTCTTTTGTTCTATCATCTACATCTTTAGATGTTTTCTCTTGTTCAACCTGTTTGTATTCTCGATTATAAACATTACCAGCTTTATTTGCTAACTGACTATTTATCCAACCAAATAAATTATCATTTGTTTCTGGATTAAAGTTTTTAATATGACTTGTAAGCTCTGCGTATACCTTATCTACAAAGTCAACTGGCACTCTATCAGCCTTGTATTTGGCAGCAATTAAATCATCTAAATAATTATTTGTTTTTATTTCAGTTATAGCTTGATCAGCGCCTCCTTCATCCCACGCTTTTTTACCGCCTTCAAAACTATAAGTACTACCTATTTCTTGTACGCTACTAGATATTTGATTTCTACGCTCTACAGATACAGATTTTTTGATTATTTCTTCTTTTAAAGTGTCAGTACCTTTTTTAAAACGTTTGTCTTTTTTTGGCTCTAATCCTTTCATTTTAACACCAGCTATACCTCTAGATGTTAGTTTACCTAGTTTACTAGCTCTATTCATGTTAGTGTTATAGTCTACTAAAAAGTCAAAAACCTCTTGTCCATTTTGAAAATCAACACTACCAAAGCCTAACCCTCTATGTAAGGCTCTAAAAGAGTTTTTTATACCTGATGATTTATTTTCAACAGCTTCTATTTTATTATCTTTTATTAAATCTGAAAATATGTTAAAATATTCTTCTTGATCTTTTGCTTTTTTGGTTTTTACTAAACCATCAACATCTCTTATAATATCACCATCTTGATCTAAACCATCGTAATTGACTGCTATTTTAGCCTCTATATCAGCCACTAAGTCAGATTGCCCAATGTCATTTAAATATTTAACAAAAGAAGAAACAGAATTTTTTAAAGCAGATTTACCGATACCTTCTGAAAAAGCTCTAGATACTATAGCATGTAAATATTCATGACCTAAAACATTAGTTTGTGATGTTGCAGCTGCAACTTGAGAGTTAATATATATAGTAGGCTTACCTTCTGAGTCATCGTAAAATATACCATCAGCTCTTTTAAAACCTTTAAATTTATTTTCTAACGCTTCTATTTCAGCTTCGTTTTCTACAAATTTTACATTTAACTTGTCTTTATTAAAACCAAAAACACCACGTTGTTTTTGTATTTCTTGATAAGCTCTTATTTGTTTACCTATTATAGCTTCTACTTCTGGGTCATAGTTTCTTTTTAAACCGTTAAAAAATTTTTCATTAGCTTTTACAGCTTTTTCATAATCTTCTTTTGCTTGTTTTTTAGTTTCTTCGCTGTTTTTACCGTAAATTAAATCTAAAGCTTCATTTTGTTTATCTATATTACTAGCCCAATTTTCTTTTTGTTTTTGAGTCATGTTATCAAAAAAAGCATAATTGTTTTCTTTGTTTTTTTGCTTTTCTTGTTTTAAACTATCTATTTTTTTCTGTATAGTTTCTTTTTGATTTCCTTCAGCTTGGTCTAAATCTCTAGTTAAAGCTATTATTTGTTGTTCTATACCTAACTGAGTTTGTTTGTATTGACTATCTGCAACGTATTCATATATTTGACTTTTGTTTGCTGTTGACATTGCTACCGCTGGGCCACCTAAAAAACCACCTAAAAAACCATCTTTAAAAAAAGTTCTAAGAGACTGTTGATAAGTAACAACATCATCGTAAACCCACTTATCAGATCTTTCTGATATTACTCCAGCAGCGCCTTCAGTAACAAACTCAGATAAATAACCAAGTCCAAACTTTTTTAACATTGCCATTGGAACGCTTGTTGTTAAAAGTTCTTTTACTGCATCTTTGCCTAAACCAGATTTAGCTAGTTTATTTATTATTCTACCACCTATAAATTCTGTAACAAAATCAGAACCACCTGTTATCATAGAATCATTTACAACTTGGCTTCTGGTTGTTTCATCATTAAAACCTCTTTTATACATTTCTCTTTCAAAGTTATCCATATAAGCACCAACGCCAATAACCGCAGCTCCAGTTCCATAGGGACTTCTACTAACTAACAAAGAAGGTATAGCTCCAGCGGCTTCATTAAGAAAAGCATCTGTTCCTTCTAATATTTTTCCTTCACTCCACAAAGCCATGTAATCTATTGGCTTACCTTCTTTGTCTTTAGGTTGATAAGTGTGTTTTTGAAAAAAATCTATGGTATCTTCAAATTTTATTTTATTAGTAGGATCTAATCTTTGTGCTTTTTCAAGTGGTATACCTTTTTCCCTAGCGTCTAACATAAAGTTTTCATATATTTCTCTACGTTCTTTTGGCGTAGTTAAATCCATACCAATAAATTCTTTTGGTATATCATAACCTTTACCTCTAAGATATTCTGCAGCGTAACCATATGCAGCTACAAAAGGATTTTCCATAGCTATTTCTACAGCAACTCTTCCAACTGCTGATGGTGATTCTCCAGTTTCATAAGACTTTACAAAGTTATTTATCATTTCAGTACCTCTTAAGTAGAAACTAGCTGGATAACTTTTTAATATATCTAAAGCGCTTCTTTCTTCCTCATCTTCTTGTTGCGCCAAAAAACCATTGTCCAAGTCGAACCCCATAACGTTTGACTCCGCCATTGGGTCCGCTATCGCGAAGTCGTCTGTCTTTCCCGATATATACTTTTTAGCATTAGGAAATTTTTGCATAAATAAATCTAAGTCTTCAAGCTTAACATTAAAACCTTGGCCGTTAACTATATATTTCTCCATTATTTTTTTGTATTTAAATAATCCTGAAATCCTTTCATGTTTTTATAAAAGTTTTCTTTATCTTTTTCCGCATTAGGATCAAAATCTGTAAACTCAATATTAGATTCAAATATTGTTTTACTAAAATCTACATTAACTAAATCTTTTTCCCTAACACCATGAGCACTTAATATTTGCATTAATATATCATTATCAGGTGTTTTAAATTTAGCAATTTCTGTTCCATCACTTTTTCTTAAATAATACATTTTTTCTTCAGTATTATATCTTATAGATCTACCATAAGGTAATGGCAAGCCATCAATTTTTCCAGATTTAAAAGCATTTATAATTCTATCTCTAACCGCTTGAGAATCTGTCAACTCATCTTCTTTACGTTCTCTTCTATTTTTATTTTCAACAGCAATATTGTAAGTGTCTGTATAAATTTGTTCTTCTATATTAGCATAATAGTTACCTAATATTTCTTTAGAAGTTTCTAAATTAAAAGCTGGATGATCAGGTCTTATTATAGCATTTATCATTTCTTTATGATTAGCTCTAAATTTTTCAAATTCTTCCTGTGACATACCAGAAAAATCATCTTTATCAATATCACCATCATTATCTCTATCTAATCTAGCAAAAGTTTCACCTATTGGCACTATGTTATTATCTTGTGTATAATACATGTTTTTGATAATTTCTACTGGTATTACACTATAAGTCTCTAAAGCTTGTTCTAAGCTTTGTGCTTTTGGCAATAGTTTTATTGTAGCAGCATTTACGTAGTCTTCATTTGTTTTTATTGGATCTAAAAAAGCTCCTTTAACATCAGCTTTAGTAGAGTTATAAATATTTAAATCATCTTGACTATAAATACTTGCCTCACCATTTTCAGCGTTTCTCGCTGCTAAAGCCATAGCATCGTTAGCTCTACTAGTAGCTAGTGTTTGAGGTGCTTTATTTATAACAGGCATTGCTTCTCTCATTTGTGCCGCTGTAAAACTTTTACCTGTCACAGCGTTTATAAAAGTTAATCCTTCGTTAGTATATACTACAGATATATCATCATTCATATCCATATTTTTAAGATCAAGAAAAGATTTTAAAGTATCAATATTTTCCGCTTTAATTCTAGAACTATTCCAATCAGGATAATCACCAGCCATTTCCATGAACTTCTTTCTAGTATCTATAGTTTGACTTGTAATTCTTTTTAATTCACCTAACAACCTAATTCTAGCGTTATTATTTTCTTCAGTATCATTTTTACCGTAAGTATTAACTAATTCAAACTCTTCTTTTAATTCTTTAATTCTAGTACGTAACGCGTTAACTACTTTGTTTGGCATTGGCTCATCCATTGAGTATAAGCTTGCATACGTTTGATCTGTTATTTTATTAAAGCCAGACAATTGTTTGTCTTTTGCAATACGCTCTATTTCGTTTCTTTTTTGGATTTGATTCATTAAGTTGTCAACAAACCTTTGACCAGTTTGCACCATACCTAAAGTACTATCATATAAAGGTTTTAAGTTTTGAACATTTGCTCTTGCCCTTGAAGTTGCTTCTGCAAAAGCTGCTCTTGTTAATGTAGGATCTGCTGCCATTATAATTTATTTTATGATTGGTTAGGAAATAGCTCTTCTTGATACGCACCAACAGCAGTACTAGCTATATTAGTAAAGCCTGAAGCCAAAGCTTGGTTTTGAGCAATTTGTGCTTGCATTTGATTTGCTTGAGCTTGTTGATATGCTAAATTAGCACCAGTAGTTTCACCCATTTGCATAGACAACAAAGTTGCTTGTCTATCCATTTCTGATTGCTGAACATACTGCGCACCTTGTCTTTCTAGTGACTGTATATCAGCAGCACCTCTTTGTACTTGTAATGCACCTTGAGCTCTTAACGCTTGGTTTCTAGCTTCTTGCTGTCCAATAGAAGCAGATATTTGTTGAGTTTGTAATTGACCTTGATTAGCTAATGCTTGTGCTAAACCAGCAATACCAGATCCACCAGCAGCACCTTGTAAGTTTTGCATAATATCTGCTCTTTGTTGAGCACCTTGTTGGGCTTGAAACTGTGCTTGCTGTTGGTTTACAGTTAAATCTTCATATACGTTTTCAGCAAACATGTTTTGCATACCTTCAAATGGATTTTTAATTTCCATATTTCTATAGGCTTGCATTTCTTTTTCTAGTTCTGCTCGTTGTACATCACGCTCTGTTCTTGCATCAGTTGCTGCGTCTTTTGCTATTCTAGCATTTTTATTAGTAGCATATATACTTGTAGCAGCGCCAAGTGCCGCAGAGCTAACAGCTATAATTCCCATGCTCATAGCTTATATTTTTTAGTTAATACTTTCATTTTTTACTTTTTAAATATTCTTCATATTCTTTCCAGTTAAAAGCTACGTTAGCTTTTTCTATTTCTTTTAAATCTTGTGTATTAGTAGGATTAGCATGTACTGTTGTTATAACACAATCTTCTACTGCATAAACTATTCTTTTAGATCCTCTAGGTGAAACTATATAACAAGGAGCTATAAACTCTTCTACACCATCTTCTTTTGACGATGCTAGCACACCAGATAATAAAAAAAATCCATAACTGTGCTTATGTATTGCTGAAAAACCTATTTGACCTTTTTTCATTTTCATTTCTCGAATATATACACCATCAGCAAAAGAGTGTTTATACTCCCACATATCTGGATATATTAATTCTGAACCGTTTCCAGCTACAATATCTTTTCCATCAGCAATACTTACAAAATAATCTTCTATTTCTTGTACTTTATCTTTATATGATAAAGCTACCGTATTGTCAAGTATTTTTTTCAACTCGTTTTTAGACATAATTTAATTTAATTTACATCTAATATAGTCACAGTTTTGGCTATTTTTTTACTATTATGTAATAGAAAGAAGTTTTTCAACATCAAAGTATATAGTATTATTACTAGTACCAGATGATATTACTTCAATATTACCAGTTATTGTAGCTGTTTGTCCAGCACCATCAAAATTTAATGTTATACCATTTTCTAATGTTTGAGCAGCGCTTAACACTATAGTACCAGCACCACTAACAGCACCTGCACCACTACTAACAGTTGGATCAGCTAAAGCAGGATTTATACCTATACCACTTACAGTGCTAACACTATCTAATATACCATTTCTAGATGCAACAGGTACACTCGTGCTATTATCAACGCCAGATGTAGTAGTTGTTGATATAGGTGTTAGCGCTATAGCTAAGTCTGTTATATTTACAGTATAATCTGTAGCATCAGCTATTTTATCTTTACCATAACCACCCATCCTTAACGTATCACCTCCTAAAACTAATTTTTGTTGTTTATCAAAAACAACTTCACCAGCCTGTGTTGTTAGTATTCCGTTTGTATATACTGGTGTACCAGTAGCATTTACAAAAGGTGCTTCATTTTTTATAACTACAGTTTCATTTTCAGTGTTTTCAAATAAAGTTATAGTATTTTGGTATCTACTTACAAAAGAATTTGCAGTTATATTTGTACCTAATATATTTGAAGTCATACCTTCTTTAATACCAACTATATTATCAACAGCCCACCTATGTTGAACATGATTACTAAAGCTTAATGTAACACCATCACTTATCGCTACGGCTTCTGACATAGAAAACACATTTGTAGAATCAAGAGAAGCTACTGTTACGATTTTAACATCTAAAGCTGCATTGCCAGTAACTCTATCGCCAACCGCCATTTTATCAGCAACGGCAGAGTCCATTGTTACAGCAACGCCACTAGTCACAGCCCCATTGACAGTATCAGTATTTGTTACTGCTGGATATATATCTTCACCTGGTAATATAGTACCTGGACTACCATCAATACCCATTGTTATATAACCTAAAACATCTTGTGTTGTAGGTTGTTTTATAATACGATAGCACTTTGTGGCTGAAGTAGTAGAACAACTAACACTAAATGCAGTTGTGGTTTTACCTTGCCCTCTAGGTATTGTTAATACTGCGTTTGATTGAGAACCTGTTTCAATAGTTGAAGACGGAGATAAAGTAGATATTGTTAAGGTTAAATCAGTGTATTGATATATAATTTTTTGTAGTAATAAAGAATTTGATCCTATAGATGAATTTATATCTAAACTTCCATCACCAAACCTCGCGTCTACATAATCAACGTGTTTTGTACCTGGCTCTGCATATAAGTAAATATCATAATGATCATTATCTGTAATAGCTGGAAATAATATTGTACCTCTATAAACACCGTTTATAAGTTTTTTACTTTCAAGCTTTGTACTAGTAGATTGAAAAGATTCTGTAGTAAAATTATAATAATTATCATCTTCATTTCTAATTTCTAAACTAAAAGCGCAACCATTATCACCTAAAACAACAAAGTTTCTTCTTGTGGCAGATGCTGGTAAATCAGACAAATCTAAATCAAAACTAGTTATCGTTTTACTACCATATAAAGTAGCGTGCTCAGCATCAGACATTAAAGTACCATCAGGCATATAATGAAAACCAGGTGGTGCTACTTGCCCTGTGGAGCTAACAGTTCTCTGTACAGCACTACTAGGCACACTTAACCTTTGGGTGGTAGGTGTTATTACCGTTTGAGTAGTCTGCATGGAACCACCTGATGATGTTGAGCCTCCATATCCATATCCGTTTGCCATAATTTATTTTTTATTTATTTTGTACTTTCTGAAACTTCTGAAGAAATTGAAAATAATTCTATTTTCTCTGTAGAAGCGTTTACAAGTTTTACTTCTGCATAATAACCTTTAACGCTAGATGAATTTACTTCTTTGTTTTTACTAAACATTATATAATCACCTGGCGCTGGTAAAGGTATAGCTGGTGTAGCTGAATTATTATATGAAACTATTATGCTATTTGGCGGTACATTAGGTATTGTAGCTGTTGAACCATTTTTAAATATTTCTGTACAAACGCCAAATGTAATTACATTATTAGCATTGTTAACCGAACCAATACCGCTACCACCAAACGTTGTTGTAGGAGCGTAATATATTATATCACCAGGTTGTAAGCTAGTATTTATATTTCCAGAAAAAGTTAATGTATGTAATATCATATTTATATTTTTTAATAATCACATATAGTCCAGTTATTACTACTTATTGCTTGACCAGGATTATATTGAGAGAATTTTTGCATAGCATTACAACTTGGACAGTAGTTATTAGCGTTAGGATCTGTACATCCAACTTTAACGTCAAGATCATGTCCAGATATTATATTACCAAAACCTGTTTTAAATGTTATACGTAAAGTTTGTATGAACGCAATATTACTTGAACCGCCACTAAAATAAATACCATTTTGAGCGTCACTTATAAGATCAGTTTTAGGCTGATTAGTATTACTAATATCTTCTACATAATCAAATAAAAATCTTGGTTTAGACGCTAACCATTTTGCGGGTATAACAAAAGTATTGTTAAAAGCAGCTTGACCAGAAATGTTTTGACCCGCTCCTCCACTTGTAGGATTACTAAAATCAATTGCAGTCGGTGAAGGTGCAGTACTTCTTGGGATTACTAAATAACCAGTACTAACATTTACACCCCAAAAATCAACTGGACCTGCGTTTGCTGGCCCAAACAGACCATTTGAATTGTCAGAAGAAATTTGTAAAGATGAATCACCAAAATCTACAACACGGGAGCCAGTATCCATATTATATACTTCAACTAGTAACTTATCATTTGAAGCTAAAGTAGACGTTGTTGCAGCGGTAGGATCAACAAAACCAAAATTTAAATCTGGACATCCTCCACTACTGTTATTACAAGCTAATTGAAATTTTATCCCATGAGACTGTTGAGGTACGCCAGCAGCTGTATTACTTCCACCAGCTTGCTCTAGTAAATTATTACTAAATGAAGGGTGACCCTGTGAAAATATAGTGTTAACAGTAACAGGATCTGTATTAAAGTTTAAACAACCTTCAGAAGTTCCTGGATTCATTAAAGACACATGGGGATCTGAATAAATAGGCACTGTTGCTGTTTGATTTGCTCCTGCTGCTGTCATGTTATAATTATCAAACGAAGAATCCATACAACCTTCTCTAACCCAGCCTAAATCAGGAGTACCAACTGGTGGTGTAACAAGTGGATCTAATCCTGTAAAATTATAGCGAACTCCTATTGTTCCAGCGTTAATACTTCCAAAAGCACAACAATCATTATCACTGTCACCTAAATTACAAGGTGTTGTTGCAGCTGCAAAATAATTATTTGCATTTGGATTTGTACAACCTTCAATAACATAAGTACAATTACCATCATCAGTAACAGTACCTGTTTCAGTTAGCCCAGATGCGCTAGATACATATTTATCATTTTCAGGTACATTAGGAATAATACCGTAACCATAATTAGTTGTGTTTAGATTTACTGTACCAGCTGTAGATCCAACACTATCCGCAAAGCTATAATTACTAGCTGTAGGATCTGTACAACCTTCATATGTACAACTATCGTCATGTATAATAGCACTTGAATCATAGTTATTTGCTACGCTATCCATACAACCAGTTGGACAACTTCCATCATCAATATTCGCTAAGGAATTAAATAAACTACCAGCAGCTAGATTTGTACAGCCATACACAGCAGGAATACATGAACCATCATCAATAGATGCATAATAAGTTGTGCCGTCTGGATGTGTAAACTCAGTCTTTCCTGCTATACCAGTAACTGGGTTAAAAGCAAGAGGATCAGTACAACCTACATATACACAACTACCATCATCAATAGTAGCAGGATTAGAATTATAGTTATTTGCATTTGGATCCGTACAACCACTTGGAGGTAAAGTTTTTTTCTGAATAGCAGCGCCACTATAAGGACCAGAATGAGTATTTGCACAATGTGTTCTTATTTGAAATCTATATCTTGTGTCAGAATCTAATCCACTAACATGATAATCAGTTGTATTAGGTGATAAGTTATTAGTAGCGGTAATAAAACTGCTTCCAGATATATCTCTATTTTGGTATCTAATTTCATAACTTACTACGGGTGCAACGCTACCATCTGAACTAGTAAAAGGAGCAGGTAAAGACGTTGGCATTGTCCAGAATAAATGAACAGAATTAGAGTATGATATTGTAGAGCTGTTTTGTATATCTACATAAGTACAATATTGACAACCACCTGAATCAGAACCACAGCTTGCTCCATCATAATTATCAGCCCCATTAATATTAATTACACTACCATTATCGCTACAATATTCACATGACCCATCATCTAGTTGAGCAGCAGACTCATAATTACATGCTACAGTATCCATACAACCAAGTATAGGTAACAAACAAAAACCAGGTGGCTCTGTATTAGCTAAAGGATCATAATTATACATTAAAGCGTTTAACTGCATACAACCATATACCCTTTGGATACAACTTCCATCATCAGTATTAGCAGTATTATCATAATTTACATACAAAGAGTAATCAGTATTATCAACACTACCATTATAAGCATTAATTGTCAAGGTGGGTGATGATGATGTTGGGTGTGAGTGATTTGGATATGAAGCAACATTTGTGTCTGGAGAACCATCTATACAACCTAAAATTACAGGAACACATGAACCATCGTCAGTATTTGCGTTTGGATCGTAATTAAATGCTGTTGAATCAATACAACCTAAAACCTCACAAAGAGTAGGTATAGCGTCAAGATTTGCACTAGCGTCATAATTAGCATTAGAAGTATCTAAACATCCTAAAACAGTAGGTGCGCAACTACCGTCATCGGTATTAGCACCTGGATTAAAATTAAAAAAACTATAGTAATCTTGAACCGCGTTAGTAAATGGATGAGCAGTATAACTAAACCGCGTGTCATCTGTGCAACCAAATACAGTAAATTGACTTATGCCATTTAAAGTGCCTAATCCTTGAAAAGATTTGTCAGCGCTATCAAAGCCAGCTTTTCCAAATTTATTTATAGCCATTCTTTACCTTTTATATAATTAAACCATTTACCTTCTTTTTCAATAAACTCTTTAATGCTTCCCTCTTCTTTATCAGTTTCTATTTTAGACACATACCAACCATTTTTTGCTTGTAAATTTTGCAAATTATAACCAGATATTTCAGCTGCACCTATTGTATCTGTAACTGTAGTATATACAGGCTCACCATTAGGACCATAAACACCATTCCAAGATGTTCTATCAAACGTGCTGTAACTTGTTATTGTTTTCATATGACCTTGTGACCCTTCGTAATTTAAAGTATAAAAATCTTTAATACTACCAGGCGTGCTATTTAAAACAGCAGTAACACTTGTTGCTGTAAAAATACCGTAAAAAGTATTGCGCTCTTGATTTTCATCGTGATGTATGTACAAATGACCATTTTTATATGTGTAATATTTGTTAGCACAACTAATACCATTTTCAGGTAAAAAAGATTTAAAACTTACCCAACCTTTTGTACTCTCTTTAAAAGTAACTGTTTTACTATCGCTTCTTCCATCAACATCAGCATTAGAAGTCATATTCAATGTGATGTTGTATTCGTCTTTATAATCATCATAACTACCTATTAGTTCAGAAGATAATTTTAAGTGATCTCTAAACCAGTCTTTCATACCATGTTCAGAAATTGGCGTTAAACCATCCATAGATAATCTCATAACAGTACCTCTTACTTTATCTGTAAAATAAGCTCTATAAGATTCTGAAGCAAATGATTCTGGATTTTTAGATATACCATATTCACCAACAAAAGGAATTGTTTGTCCTAATACTTTACTTGTAGCAGTTAAGTTTGTATTTCCATCAGCATTAAATACAGCATCTTTATTTGATAATATTTTTAAAACTTTATCCTCACACAAGGTAATTAAGTCAGAGTTTCTAGTATGTAATTTTTGTATACTACCATAGTTAGGATTTATATCTTTTGTTATTTTTTCAGCTTGTATAAATTGATTTAAATTATTTATACCAGACATAGAGTTATATAAACCAGAGTATATTAAACCATAATGTCTTCTTTCTAAGTCATATTTATCATCAAGAGTTGCTGATACTTTTGGACCTTTATCTATAAACACAGAGTTAAAAGTATCTCTAACTCTATTAGATTCAACGCCGTTTCCAAAAGAAAAACAATTATGCCAACCAAGACCAACCGTATTTAATATTTCAAATTTAGCAAAATAAGAAGCTTGTATAGAATTACCTGTTCCAGCATGTATAGTAGCTTGAACACTAGTAGCATCTCCATTACCTAAAGACACTAATCTTCCAACTGTATAAGTACCATCTGATCTAGTAAATGTAAATGTGTCACCTACATTAGCTCCATAAAACCTTATAGTAGACTCTACAATACCATTACCAAGCCATCTAAGTACTCTTGGACCAAGACCATCTATTGTACCTATATATGGTGTTTCAAGATTAATTTGTCCAAATAAAGTTCCTGATTTAGTAGCAAACCCAAGTGATCTTATTTCACTTCCAGCTGGAGCAAATTGACTACCATTTATATTCAAAGCAAGTGGTATAGTGTCACTAGCTTCATGAAATATATTTAAATCAACATCTTCTTTTGGCTCTGTTTCAAATATAGCTGGGTTTTCTGGAAAAGGTATATCATTAGTATCTTTAATGTAATCTAATTCTACTATTTCTATTGGGCATAAATTTGTATCTATAGTTGTACCATCAGTAATAAAAGGAGTGTATCCATTATAACCTAATTTTGCATTTGGTAATTGTATGCTTTCTAATTGTAATCTATAAGTAATTCTACGATTAAAATAAGCCCAATTTGCATGAGCGTTCATTTTTGCTTGATCATTCGTAAGTGTCTGAATGTTAGTTCTATTATAATAAGGCTGTCCATCAGGATATTGATAATCCGTTTTGTTATCAGAATAATTCCATTTGTTAAATATTTCTACATGTTTTATTTTCCAAATAGTACCATCACCATCGTTAGTAAATCTTATATGTTTACCTCCTACTAAATTATCAGCAAAATTTTTAGCTTCTTCATCAAAAACTCCTTGAGAAGGACTAAGAGACCATAAATTTTTCCAATTATCCATAGGCCAGTCATTATCATATATATTCATATAAGTAGTAGAACCACCTGAAAAATCACTAGACTCATTTCTACCTGGTCCTATATATGATAAGTCTATAGTATTTAAAGATGTATCTACACCACGACCGGTACTATAAAACTCATATTGTGAGCTATCACTACCATGTCCTAATCCATCTTGTTTTGTAATAGGTGCCCAAGGAATACTAGACAATTTATTTTGATCAATAGTAAGAGGATTTGTATAACCAGGAGTAAAAGAAACACCGCCATAAAAAACAGAACTACCACCGTAAATATAATGACCACTTGAAGCATCGTATGAATCATCATCAGCACTTTCGTCAATATATTCACCACCATTTTGATTCCATAGTGGATCTTCTCCAGCAGAAAAAGCTTCATCTAAAACCCACCTAGAACCATTGTTAGTAGATGACACAGAGGCATCTAATTGTTGACTTATAGTCTCCCAAGTAAGCCTACTCCAATAAGCGTCATTATTTACAGGATTACCAACTGGAGGGCCACTAGTTGCTGGAATATTACTAGGTTGTGTAGCTATAAACTTGTACCAACGAGGCCAAGTAAAACCAGCATTATTAAAACCAGTTATTAAAGTTGATACAAAAGTTTTATGTGATGTTATTTGGTTTGCAGAAATTCCATTAGGTGAAGGTGTTTCAGTTGTATAATTTTTTATATAACCAGCATTTACTTGCGCAATAACACCAACATTTCCAAGTGTGCCTTGTTTTACAATAGCATCTTCTACATTTACATCTCTTAATATTTTAGCAAAAAATCTACCTTGAAAAGCAGCTTTGTTTTGTACAATATCTTGTGCTACTTCAAAAACCAAACCTTTACCATCACCAGTAAGGTTTATTAAATTTGCAGTAGTAGCGGAAGTACTTGGCGCGCCTCTTACTATCCAATCGTCAAATTTTTCAAATTTATCTTTTAATCTTATTTCATACTCATCAGCACCAGTAAGCTCAAGTTTTTTAACATTGTCTACTTCATACCATTTTGTTTCAAGACCTACTTTAATGCCAGCAGCGTTTACTTGTGATAATTTAATATAAAGAGGATTTTTAACGACTGGACCACCATTACCAGTTGCTGTTTGGTTTTTATGAAAATCTTCTAAAATAGTACCATCTAATCCACTTTGTAAAATACGAAAAGACTCTTTATTAGTTCCTGGTAAAAAATCATCATTAGTAAAAAATCTATTACCAGCATTATTGTCTGTTACTTTTCCTAAAATAACTTTTCTTGTTTGTATATATTCTGGTGCTTCATTTTTAATATCTAAGATTTTATATTTTTCATTACTAGTCTCTTGGTCTTCTGAATTAAATCTCTTTTTTAAATATAAAGAAGTTTCTAAATCTACTTTATCTCTGTCATTAGAGGCAAATGACAACCAAATATTACCATCTTTGGCTTCAAAATGTCTATCCAAAGAAAGATTGTAATACTCTGTAGAAGTTTCTTTTATGTAAAATTTATAGTGAGTAGCCCAAGAAGGATGCGGGTGTTCTGTTGATACTTCTAGCAAACTAGTTTTTACAGAATCAATTTTATCAACACGTATAGAACCACTAGAATCAGATAATACTGGTGTTTGTCTATTATATTGATCACAATAAACAACGCCTAACTGATATTTTCTTAATGACTTTATTGATTTTTTTACAAAAGAGTCAAACCTATCTTTTAGTTTAACTTTAAACTTTGGTCGTGTTGCGTTTTCTAGACTATAATTTTGCTCATAGTTACCATATACAATTCTATTACCTGTTACATCTTGAGCTAAAGCTTTTTTAGGCACATTGTCAAACGGTCTTAACAATTGATTTGATGGTACTACAGCTTTTATTGTTTCTTCTTTTATTTGGTAAGAATTAGAAGTCCAATAAGTATCACTAGGTTTTATCTCATCTACAGTGTAAACATTAGGTGAGTTAGATTCTTTATATAATATATCAACTTGAACTACGCCATCAGGTATATCACCTTGTATTATATTAGTTAACTCTAACTCCGTTAAAGTGTTTTCCATACCTAAATTATAACCTTTATTAGGTAGATATTGTGATTCTGCGTCTACATTAAACTCTCCAGGTATAAAAGCAACATTAGAAAATGGCCCATACGAAGAGTATTCACCATCTTTATATCTATATCTAATAGCAAACCTAGGAAACTTTAAACTATATAGTTTTTCTCCGGATTTATCTAAATCAACGCCATAAGGCTGTTCATTACTACCAATTATACCAGGACTTATAGATAAAACTTCACAATAATATGTTAATGGGTCATTAGGTATTGATGGTGGAATTATTTCATTTATTTTAATTCTAATATCATAATCTGTTATTGGAAAATTAAAATCTGTATTATTAACACCTTGTTTTAAAATTAATATATCACCAACAATATATTGTAATTCTTCTTCAACATTATCAGTAATTATTTCAATACTTATATTATTACCTACCGCTTCTGAATCAAAATTATAACTAATTTTACCAAATAAATTACCTTGTCTACCAGCAGTCATATTTAAACTTGGCGCTTGTGTTGGTGGTTTTTTAATAACAGTTATATGTTCTTCTCTAGCTAGTACTTTGTTTGAAGTATTTGTTATATTTCTATCGTAGTTTATAAAATTAGTATGAGTCATACCATCACTTTCAGTACCAGCTACACTACGTGATATATTTATTTTTTTAGGCTCTGTGTTATTGTCAGTCCAGAACAACATATCATCAACAATATTTAATCCCGTAACAAGATTATTTTGTTCAAAATTTAAAACCCTAGGTTTTTGAATTAAAATTCTATCCCAGCTAAAAGAACCACCTTGTATTCCACCAGCTGGTAAATTTAATGTTTGATTAAAAGTAACTTCTGTTAAAGTTGTAAAACTTATTATTATATCACCACTATCTGGTGGGAATAATAATGGATTTCCATTAGCATCTACAACAGTTAAAGATCCTCCGTTGACCCCAGGATTTGCTAATGTAGAAGAACTTGCAAAACCTGTTAGTGTAGTTTCGCCAGATGTAAGAGTTACTTCTTGATTTGGACTTATAACATAATTGCTTATGTCTTGAGGTAAACTTAAGTTATATATATTATTTGTTATATTAGTTACAGTAGGGCCTCTATTTACTATCATGTCAATTACCTTACCTTGCCAAAGTCTACCAAAAGCAAAGATTGGATCTGGCGATGGGTAGCTAATAGGATCAAAGAGATTTGCTATATCTTCAGCTCTCCAATTATCAACTGTTGTAGCGTTTAAATCTGGAAAATTAACATCATTTGTACCATCCCAAAGTTCTAATCTATAAATAAAGTTAGGCCACGGATCTGTATTAGTAACACCATTAGTTACTGGGGGTAACAGTGGGTTTGACCAAGTACCTGGAATAAGAGCACAAGTTTTAATAAGTGTTCCACTGGGAAGAAATGGTAATGGACTATAAACAGTAAAACCAGGTCCAATTAATTGAGCTGTATTTGACAACTGAAAAGTACCATCTTCATTGTCTACAAAAAAGTTTACTTCTTTGCCTATAAGATTATTTGGATTAATTATATTGTCTGTACCTATGTATACTTGGTTAGCAAGTGTAGAATAAATTGACGTAGTTGACGTGTGGACCCACTGGTCTGTACTAGTATTATAAACAAGTGGTAAATAAATACCATCTATTACAGTTGCTGTAGTAGCCGTAGCTCCACCACTAACGCCTGATGAAGATAAAGAATCTAAATCTTGTTGTCCAAAAGTTTCTGGTCCATAATAATCAATAGGATTAGACATTGAAGAAGTGACCTCTATTGTAGTAACTACAGAATCTGTATCTTTAAAACCAGTTACTTGAACTGTATTACTTAAGTCATTATTAGTATCAATACCAGTTATACTCCAACCTAATTGTATGTTTTCTATATCTAATATTAAACTATCAAAATTTCCATCATTAACCGGCGCACCAGTTAATGGATCTACTAAACTAACACCTGATACAAACGCGTATGTGTCTACAAAAACTGGCTCGCAACTAGTTCCACTTATATGATTAGCGTTTGTTCGCATAATCATATCTTTTAAAGAATCACCTGGTTGATAAGTTGATAAAGGACTACCATCATTTCCAGCAACTAACCAATATAAAGTATCGTTTTTTTCATCAGAAACAGAGCCAATTACTTTAGAGTTTATAGGTATAGGATTATTACCAATTTTATTTCCAGAACTAAAAGTATAACTACAACCAGGCACGTTACCCAATATATTTTGAACAGTACCAACATCAGATTCTTCTGACGTTGACACTTGTATGTTCATAGCGTCTTTATATTGTCCGTTTGGAATAAGTCTTTCATCTACATCCTTATTCATCTTACCACCGGTAAAATTATGCTTTATTTCTGGCATATACTAGTGTTTTATTTGTTTTGATTTACCTCTTAAAATTTGAGTTATTTCTTCTAGCTTTATATTTGATAGTCTTAGTTTTGCTTTTCTTATTTCAGCAAATCTTTCTTTTTTATATCTTCTAACTATATATTCTTGTGTATTAGCTCTAGTAGATAATATAGCGTAAGCAATACTTTTATACATAGCTTCTTCAGCAAACTTATGTACTTGCATTTCAGAATCTGTACCTAAACTATCACTTATATAATCTATTATCACAGTTTTTCCTGAAACATTAGAACTAAAATGTATTTTTCCAGTTTCTTTATCTATATAATAAGAACCATTAACTTGAGCGTGTTGCGGGTCTAATCCATACCTTCTACCTTCATTTGGCCAATATATATCATTTTGATAATCTTGATAATCATTTACATTGTTTTCAGATGGTGTGTGTGATTTGTAATTAGACCAAGTAGTTGAGTCAACATTTTCTGGATCTACAAAAGTTATTTCGCCACCAGAAGTCACGGCAGAAGATCCTGGTAGTGGTACTCTACTAACAACTATTGTAGTGCCACTAACATTTGTAACAACAGTACCTGTTTGAAAATCATCATGATAAACTAACATACCTATTTTTATATCAGCAATATCAGCAGCCGCTGATGCTGTTATTTTATAATCAAGTAGATTCCAAGACAAATTTTTAACTATATTGTATGATTTTTTATCTGTAATTAATTGACTTGTAGGATTTGTAAATGTTAATGTTGTATCAGTGTTTCCTATATCAACATTATTACCAGATGAATCAATGTAACTTGGTGTAACAGTATTGCCAGATAAATCATGTAAAGTTATAACAGTAGTAGAACCACTATTTTGAGTTGCACCAACAACCGTGTTACTAGGTATATAAGCACCAGTAACACGCATACCAACTAAAATATTAGAATATTCTGCATCTAAAGTTACATCACTAGAACCAGATACTAAATCACCTATAGCTTGTAATGTAAAATCTCCATTGGAGTCTTGAAAATAATTTTGTGAAGGATTTGATGTTTTAGAAGTTGGGTACATCAAATGTTTTATACCAGCTGAATCCACCCAAGATATTTTAGTGTAATTTACGTAATCTTGCGGTAATGGCATAATTAATGTTGATGGAACTGTAAACTCTTTAGCCTTACAAGATTTAAACGTATCAAAAGAAAGTTCTTGTAAAGCTCTTTGAGCATGAAAAGCTACGTCTAATCTTTTTACTTTAGATATAATTTTATCTTCACCAACATAAGCTATAATAAATTGATTAATTATATCGTTTAAAGACGTAAATTGATAATTACCATAATCACTACCATCGTAATACGATTGAGAGGTTTGATTTATATAAGCCATTTATTTTATTGTTTTTCTTGTTGAGCCATTGTTTGTTCTTGAACTTGACCAGCTCTCATTAAGTTGATTTTATTCATAGATATTCCAGCAAACTTTAATATTTTGTACACTAATTCACTTTCTTCTGATGGGTGTAATTCAAAATCTGTTGTTGTGCTAGGATCCCACATAGCTTTACCATTAACAACTACGTATCCCCAATAAGGCGTAGTTGGTATTCTAACATAACTACAACTATCAGCAGCGCTACTCGGATGATCATCTATAGTATTATCTGTAATTCTAACGTATATAGGACGGCTAGCAGTAGGTGTTGTAAGTTTAGAGTTAAGTATTACTGCAAGCTCATCTTGTTGCACTTCTTCTACTATTATATTTGTAGTTCCAGAATAAACAGTACCTAATCTATAAATATCTGTAACGCTTATCGCGCCATTAGTTATATTTGCTGTAGATTCAAAAAAATTAATTTTCTCATTAATATTAGTAATAACATCTACGTACTCAGCATTTTCACCGTGTATTCTAGAAAATTGATTTAAATCGTAAAAATATTGTTCAAATATTTCTTTTTGTGCTTGGTCAGCAAATAAATTAAACTCTTGAGGTGTTATATAACCTCTTTGCTCTTTGTTAGCAAATGTTAAAACTTTTTGATATACTGTATCTATATTTACTGCCATAATTTCTTTTTAGTTATTATAAGGAAACAATCTATTTAACGTGTCCTGTCTTTTGTTACAACCACAATCTTTACCAGTAGCCTTAGCTACAGTATCAACTACTTTTTTTATACCAGTTGCTTTTGTTATTTTTGCTACAGTATCACCTAAACCTTTTGATTTATTTTTTTCCATATAATATAATTTGTAGTTTGCAATCGCCCCGTAGAGCGACTGCATCTACAGTTAGATTAATTTAATCTTTTTTCAATATTAGAGTAAATCTCCATACCTTCATCTGTTTTAAACCAAGCGGCTAGAGCAGTATATGGATGCTCATCAAATGGTACTGTCATTAATTTTCTATTATTAGAACCCCATGAAAAAGTTCTTTGATCAGAAGATAATTTAATAATACCAAGTTCAGTTGCTTTAATACCAAAATTTCTAAGCTGAACGTTATCATCAGAAGCTAATTCTAATAGTAAAGCAGGGTTATTTCTAGCGAATACTAGTAAATCTCTTTTAAGCTCTTTAGAACTCATCTTAGATACTTCAGAACCTTTTTCCACACGTATAATAGCTTCAGCCATGTCAATATCCATTTCTCTAGCAATTAATATTGCATCAGCTTCCATTTCTAGTGTTTCTATTTCGTTTTCAGCAACAGCCTCAGGTTTGTGCTCATAAAAAATATTTCCACTATGAGGATGGTATAAAGACAAAAGTTTTTGTAAAACTGTTTTTTGTTTTTCTACAAATAAAACGCCGTTTCTAAAAACAACGTGTTCTAATCTTTGGTCTCCTTGCATCTCGTCAACAAATGGAGTTCTTTGATTTTGACAATACTTAAGCTCTCTTTCGTAACCTTTTTCTTCGTCAAAATAATATATACCATTTGTTTTTAACATATACGATAATGGTTTATTATTTCCTTTTAAATAATAAACTCTATCTTTTATCTCCCAACTAGGTTTTTTAGATTCAACTTTTTTAGGTTTTAGTGTTTCAACAATTGGTGTTTCGACAACAGGTACCTCTACCTTTTCTGTTTTTTGTTTTTTTGCCATAATATAATATATAATAAAATTAATAAAATAAAAGGCCGAGGCCGAAGCCCCGGTCTTTTAAAAATAGTTTACTTCATTAACATAAAGTTGTTAGCACCTTGAGTAATTAAACATCTTTCACTTAAGAAATGTAATTGCATTGCGTCTAAAGCAGATGTAGCGGCACCTACAGAACCAGTAACCCAAGTCTTGAATTTTCTGTCATCTGTTTGTGAAGCTCTATAACGAACGTGTAAGAAAGGACGTTTCATACTAGCACCAACAGTTTGATCGTAAACTGAAGAAGAACCAGCAGGAATCATAACCCCTCTAATAGCATTAGCGCTAGCAGCGTCATTGATACCACCTCTTGTTGCTTTGTCATTTAAGTATCTGAAGTCAGATTTGTAAAAGTCATAAGAACCTCTTCGGAAGCCAGTAAAACCTAAATTTAACGCCATGTCTTCAGAGTTGTTAAATACTCCGTAAGAAGTACCACCAGCTCCGTAAGAATTCATTGAAGCTAACATATCGTCAATAGCTAAACTAGTTGATCTGTTAACAAACATCATGTACTCTTCAATAGCACCTTGTTTATCGAACTCAGCTAAAATAGCATCGAACTCAGCTAAATCAGTAGCAGAATTAACACCAGTAACACCAGTAGTAACATTACCTCTTGATTCAATAGCTGCAAATAAACCTTGGGTACCAGTAGAATCACCAGCAGTTCCTAAGAAATTATCAACAGCGTCAGTACCGTGAACACCAAGCTCACCTTCTAACATTGCCATTTCAATGTAATCAGTAAAACGAGCTCTTGTATCAGCTTCAGCTTTTAAGTACCATAAGTAACCAGAACCACCAGCTTCAGTAGAAACCTCAACCCAACCAATTCTTGAAGCATCAGATCCTGATACTTCGTAGTAATCTTTCATTATAATTGGCTTGTTAGTGTAAGATTTAAAGCTTGGTTCGTTAGCTCCTCTTGTGTCAGCTTCAGCCGCAGCAGCGCTAAGGTATTTTTTACCTTTTGCATATTCTGAACCATAAACCATAATAACACAATCAGTTTTTGCATCTGTAATCGCAGAACAATCAGCTACACCGTAAGGTGCAAGTTCTACAACGTTGCCATCAACTTCAGTAACTAAAGCCTTGATAACAGCTTCTGGGTTAGCAACGATAACTGTATCGTTTACTCTAACACCGTGGGAACCTGTAGTATAAGTTGCGTTAGTATCAATATGATCAGTAATAGTAACTTTACCACCGTTAAGTGAACCGTTAATATTACCATTATTATCTGTCATTGTACATGTATATGAAAGATGTAATCTTCCTTGTTCAGACCATACTACTTGATCAGCAGTCATAGCCTCTTCAGCACCTACTTGAGATAAAAAGCCTGAAATAGTTCTCGGTCCGAAAACTTCAGCTTCTTTCTCCATTAGGTCTGGTAAATATTGTTGTGCCCAGTCGTTTGCACCACCGGTAAAGTCTAAGTAGTTTGTAGATAGTGTCTGCTGTATTGAAGCAGGCGTACTATTTAACAAACCACCAGGATTTGATATTGCCATTTTTTAATAATTTTAAATTGTTATTTATTGTTTTTAATTTTAAATTTATAATCAGAAGATGTATCACCTAGCACCTTTACTTTTATGCCACCTGCTTCAACTGTACCATGACTTTGTCTTGGATTCATATCAACATTTTTAGCTTTAGCAACACTATTTTTCATAGCATCTGCTTTACCTTGTTCGTAAAAGTGTTTTGCAATAGCATCTGCATTCATTGCTGTGTATAAAGATTTATGATAACCCTTAGCATCTGATAATGTAGAATTTTTATCTAAAAACTTTTTAGTAAAATTATTTATATCACTTTGAGTTGTTTTAACCTCTTCAGCATTGTTTACGTTAAATCTGTATTTTTTATCACCGACGTTGTATTCAAAACCTTTGAACTTGTCGTTAAAAACTTCGTTAGTTTTTTGTGTAAAAATATCAGAATTGTTTTTTGCTATTTTTTTAGTAGCTTCTGATTCTTTGTTGTATCTATTAAAAAAATCTACAGCTTTTTGTTGCTCATTAGTGAGTTTAGATCCAGCTTTAATTTCTTCATAGTATTTGGACTTTTGCCCGTCCAGATGGGCTCTAGCGTTGGCAACTTGCTCTTTTAACGCTAATTTTTTTCTTCGTATATCTCTTTCTTCGTCTTCTTCTTCGTCGTAAGAAAACGAATCTTCCATAAGGAAGTTAATTTCTTCATTGTTTAAATGAGGCTTTGTTTGTTTATAGTATTCATATAATAGATTTTGATCATCTAGTTTGCTATAATCTTGATTAAGCCTAACATAATCATTTAAATCACCACCAGTTTCTTCCATAAAGTCTACTAACTTTTGAATATTTTCTGGTAATGGTTTTCCAGTGGCCTCAGCTTCTGCAATAGCTTCTTCAACTTTTTCTTCTGCTTCAACAACTTCTTCTT